TTCTCAGATGTTAGGGGGCCGATGGAGGCTGGGCGCCTGGCCGAGTACGCTGGTGTCGTCGGCGAGTTCGTGGATTGAGACCACGCGCGGATGCGATAGGGAAGAACCCGAGCATGTGATCGCCGCGACGCCGCAATAGTCCTTGCAGCACGAATTCTTGCTCTTTTCCGGACTGCCGTGATCGTGCTGGTCGACTTGATGATCGACCTGGGCCATTACGGCATGATCGCCGCCGCCGTGATGGGACGAGTGGTTGTCCTCCATCTGCGTCACAGCAGGCGTATTCGACGGATGCATCGCAGCGTTGACAGCGGAAAAGCTGTATCCGGCCAGTGATAGGATCATCACCAGCCTGAACAGCATCGCCAACGCTTTAGATGTGATTCGATACATCCCGCTCATGTCCCCGAGGATCGCCACAGCCCTGGGGCCTGTCAATCGCCGCAGTGTTCAATCATCGATTCGCGTTATTTCTGTGGCATGGTCGACACGCCACGCATGAGCCAGGCTGTCGCTGTCGGACCACACGTGATGGGCTAGTCGCCGAAACGACTGAAGTCGAACGAGGCGGCCGCCGCGACCGGCCTCGCATCCTTTTGCGCAGGATAGCCGGTCGTGTAGCTTGCGCTGAAGGACGTTTTCGTAAGCGGGCTGATCTCCGATGGCGCCGCGAGCGCGGACGCCAGCTCCCTGCGCGGCAGCGCTGCCGACGCCGCCGATGCCTGCACGGTTTCCGTAGAGCGGGAGGTCGACGCCGTGATCACCTTGTCCGCCTGTGCGGGACGAGAGGCGAAGACCGGAACCGGAATCGCGTAGGCCGAGAGGTCCGCGAAGGAGGCGGGCTCCTCGACTTTGCCTGCGGCGGCCGCAGGCGTCACGGCCGCGAACGCCTCATGCTCGGTCGGCGTCGTCGGACGTAGCGCGGTCAGGAGCGTGGTGGCTTCAGGACGCTTGCCCGGAACCGGGGCAATGAACTTCTCGGCAGATTCCGCGGATGCGACCGCGACGGCCTCAGCAGCCTTGGCGGGCTGCGGCGTGCGCTTGGAGGCGGCCGCCACGGTGGTTTCCGCTACGTCGTCTTCCTCCTCGGAATCGTTTCCTCCGAACAGCGTCGCCAGGAAGCCCTTGCGTTTGGTGCCGCCGAAGCTGGCGATCTCGACCGCCTGCCCGGCGCCCCTGCGCTTGTATTCGGCGACTGCGGTCTCGTATCCGGGCAGCGGCTTGCCGTCGCTCGGGATATGCAGGGTCTTGCCGTTCGGGAATAGCTGGACGAGTTCCTGACGGCTCATCCGCGGCCATGCCCGGACGCCGCCGACGTCGACGTGCACGAAGGGCGAGCCGGAAGTCGGATAGAAGCCGACGCCGCCTCCCTGTTCCTGCATCGCCAGCGCGCGAAGCGTAGCGAGCTTCACGCCGGGGATGAAGAAGTCCATCGCCTTGCCCTGCGTATGCTGGCTTTCCTTCGCCACGCCTGCCGAGCGCGTGCGCAGCATGGCGTTGGTGTTGGGCGAGCGGTAGCCGGAGACGACGTTGATGTAGTCGGTCGCGCCGCTGCGCCTGTAGACGTCCCAGACGATGTCGAACAGGCGGGGATCCATCTTCGTACTCTTGTCCGCACGCCAGTCGCGGAGGAACTGGTTGAGCTGGTTGAGGCCCGCTTGGTCGAAGACGCCGTTCCGCTTGAAGGTGATGACGGCGCGCTCGCCCGTGTGCCCGAAGTAGAGCTTTAGCGTGCGGTCCTCGGCTGAGGCGCTTGCGGCCGGGACCAGGAGGGCTAGGAGAAAGCCGGCCAGCAGACCGGACGCCAGGCGAGAATCCCTGCGCGGGATCATCCGGGACGCGACGCGCCCCAGTTCCTTCTTCACATCGATCTTCAAAGAGCTGGTCCTGTCTCCGCCGCCGACATCTGATTCCATTGCGGCGGGAGGATGTCATAAATGTCACAGTTGTCGATTATTATTTATCATATTCAAGAAATGGTTAATTAAGGGAGCGACGCCAAGGGGGGCGAGACGCTGTCGGCCGCAAAGTATTCGTGAGAGGGCGCTCGCACAGAACGGTGCCATCGCGCGAGCGCCCGTTCACGGAACTTTATCCTCCTTACGATGTTTCCGCAGCAGTCTCGTGTAGCGCGCAAAATCGAATGGCAAATCGCGCAAAATCAGATGGCAGCAAGAACCTAATTCGCAAATAGCATGCGAAACACTGTGCCGCCTCCAGCTGTTATCATGCTTCGGAGAGTACCTGCGTAAGCCGATGGAGGAGTGGTTGCAGGCTAGGGGCGCGAGCGATTACTTCGGGTCGGGCATATGCCGACATGTCGACAGCCTCTAAAGTGCGGATGACGTCGGACCGGGACTTTGAATAGGACAGCCCGGCTATTTCGTACATTTCGTTGAGGCTGTCCGCCGGGACCTCGATATCCTCCGAGTTACCGGAGATGTCGATCCCTGTCTGATCCAAGATCGTTTCCTTGGTCAAAGTCGCGTTCAGCTTAGTGAAGTGATCGTTCTCAGAGATGATCCAAGCCTCGGTCTCCATTGTCGCGATGACAAGCAGCGGAAGTACCTTGTCGTTCCGAAGAACGCGATGAGCACCTGACAAAACCTTCTGAAGTTCGTCGCGTCCAAAGTCAGGCCGCAGGTCCCGGATGCCGATGATGGTTTCGAATCCTTGGGCCACCAGGCCGTCATAGCGTTCATTTATGGCGGTGACGACGCGACTGTCGCTCGCGCAGTCAACCAGCAGAAAGTAGAAATCGCACTCCGCCTGGTCGCCCTCATCAGCGTCGATTTGCATCCATATGGTAGGAAACCGTCGCCCCCCGTACGCTCTCTCTTTTTTCAGAAGTAACTTCTTCTCTCGCGCTATCGTTTTGATCAAATCGACGGCGAACAGTTGCTCGGTCTGCCCCTCAGAAAAGATTGCAATTTTCCGCATTAGAGAGGATCCGAAAGGAAGTTCCGCGCGAGAAGATCGAAGTTGCTCAGGCCGGTGTATCTGAACTCTTCGAACTCTTTAGGCCTGTTCGCCTTGGTAAGCGGGAACACCTCAGATCCTTGACGGGACAACACACTCCAGTATTCGAGATCAACACCATTCATGACGTTCCGATCGTTGGTAGTCATGATCAGTTGTGTGTCTGGGGAGGCTTGTACCTTGTCCACTACGACCTGTATCAAAGCGCTGGAGCGATCAAAGTCGAGACCTTCTCCGATGTCATCAATGATGAAGCATTGGGCCTTTCGATCCAAGAGTGCGAAATTTAAGTGAATTATTATAGCGAGCGCTCGATACATACCCACCGACATTGCGAACTGATCAAATGCGCTGCCGACGCCTTGCTCGCGGACGAAAATAGTTAGCGAATCCATTGGTGGATTCAGCTGGATCGTCTGAGGTGCGCCCACGGTGAGCGCTGTGAGCTCATAGCCGATTGTAGCCATGTCCCTGATGATGCCATTCGTGAAGGCAGGACCAAATCTCCTTTCGCCTTCACGGAATACGGGTACCGTCTGACTGGGATCTTTAGGGTCCATTGCTGGCGCGTCGGGCCGGACGATGTGCACGGTATTCTTTCCCAAGTCCGTGCTACATGGATAAAAATACACCTCCCGTGCCCAATCTATCAAAGGGAGAAGGTAGGGCGCTTGCACTATGTCCGCTCGTGTGGAGGAGGCGATCGTTTCCGGCGGGGCATGGAAATCCATTTCCTCGTTCAAACCCGCGAAAAACATTCTACCAAAGCCCCCCTCCCTCCGCGACAAAAGGAAGTGATCACCTTTCTGAAAGCTCTCCTCGATGACCTTGTTTTCCTTAGCCCTGAGAGAGTACTTATAAGTGTCCCCTTCGGCCGAGAACGTAGCCAGAAATTCCCCTTGAATTGGAACCCGCTCAACTCCCGTTAAGCAACGGGCCAGGCCATTCATGACATTCATCGCACGAGATTTGCCTGACGCGTTTTTACCGACGATCAGATTGATTTGTTGGAGCGGCATGTGATGTAGCCTCCAATAACGGGGCTCGCCCACAAACTCACAATATGAGAGTCCTGAAAGTCGCATGTGTATTCCCTCAAAAGCCGGGCCGCATAATGCACTCGTCTCCGTAAGTTGCAACCAGTCAAGGCCCGGACTCGAACCTCTCGCTGGAGATCAGTACTTCTTTGACCTTATTGTTGATCCCTTGAGCCATTATCGAATAGGTGCAGTCAACCTCCTCGACCCAAAACCGAGAGAAGGTTTCGAAGACGCCTTCAACCGCATTCAAAGACAAAATAAATCGACCTTTCAATCGTCGGAGAACATCCGCCATCTCCACGAAGTCTGATCGGCTGAATACGGCTTTCCCGTAATCGTCTTCACTGCCCCAATACGGCGGATCGAGATAGAAGAGCGTGCCCGGCCGATCGTAGCGCTCGATGAGCGTCTGCCAGGGCAGGTTCTCAATGACCACACCCGCCATCCGTTCGTGGATCTCTTCGAGTTGTGGTGCCAGCTTCATGAGATTGAAGCGGCCGCCGAGCATCGACACACCGAAGCTCTGCCCTCGCACCTTCCCGCCGAACGCCAGGCGCTGGAGGTATAGGAAGCGCGCTGCGCGCTCCAGGTCAGTCAGTGTCGACGGGTCAGTGCGGGCCAGCCGATCGAACTCGCGCCTGGACGTAATCTGGAAGCGGAGCGTGTCCAAGAACTGCGGATAGTGCCGCTGGAGAATGCGAAAGAAGTTGGCGACATCGCCGTTGATGTCATTGATCACCTCCATCCTGGGCTGCTGGTTGCGGCGCAGGAAAACGCCACCCATTCCGACAAACGGTTCAGCGTAGACATCATGCGGGATCTGATTGATCCGCTGGATGACCTTTTTCGCCAAGATGCGTTTGCCGCCGATGTAGGGGGCTGCGGGATTGGTCGGCTCGATCGGCCGTAAATTCACCATGTCAAAAAGCTCACGACTCAGTCACACAGTCTCCGCCCTGCAGGGTACGGGTGCGACGGTTGTGCAAATCTGCTGTCGGACGGGTCTGGTCGCCAAACTTTGGCCCGTCGCTTGGGTGTTTCTGCACCCTGGCCGCCCGGTTTAACCGGGCGGGAATTACGCGTTGCTGGAGCCCTGCTTCCTGTTTGCCAGCTCGATCGTCATCAACCAGCCTCCGGCCTCGTCGAAGCTCCATTCGTGCTGGATCGAGGACGCGACCAGGTCGAGGCCATCCCGGCTGGCGCCGAACCCGGATAGGTTCACGGGCGCTCCTGCCATTGCCTCGTCGCTGCCCTCCATCGTGACGCTGCCCGAGATCGTGCCTCGGCCAAGTTCGCCCGCTTGGGCCTTGCTGGCGTGGCTGGCTTCCTCGGCCGAGCGAGCCGGATGGAGGCCAAGGAACCGGGACAAGTCGCCAATGCCGGCGGCCTTGGAAAGCTTCTGGACGCCTTCCATCGGATCGAAATACGGGGCTTCGACGTCCTTGAACCTGCCGCGCCCCTCCGACGAGATTTCGAAAGAGATGACCTGGTCGAAGGTCACAGCGATCGCCGGCAACTCCTGACCGGAAGCGCTCTTTCCGCCGCTCCGCTTGGGCATCAGCATCTTGCCGCCAGCAAGCTTCAGCGTCCCGCCAAATTCCTCGGCGATCTCTTTGACGAAACCGACCGCCGACTGATTGTACCGAAGCCGGTACGGGATCTCGATCGAGGAGATCTCCGGGTCTACGATCGCGGACTTCCCCGTCTTCGACGCGACTTGGTTGACGATCTGGCCGACCGTGGTCTTTTCGAAATGCTCCGTATCGGAGGCCTTGTCGGCATCGACGAAGTCTGCCGATCGCGCGACGACGTTCATCAGGTAACCGCTCTCGGCATCGCCGGTGAGGCTGTCGCTCTGATAGGTGAACTGCCCCCCGTTCCGCAGCGGCCCACCTTCCCAGCCGTAGAAGAGCTGGTAACGAGTGCCTTCCGCCGGACTGGCGGGGAACGGAGCGGACACCGCGAACTCGATTTCGAGATCGTCAGCATCGCCGCCGTCGTTGTCCGTGAAGGACACGCGGGTCAGGGATTGAAGCCAACCTGGAATAAGGTCGGTTCCACCCTGCCCGATGATGCGAACGGCAGGTTTCCTCATGACATCACTCCCAAGCCAGAGTGAAGGTCTCGGCCGGCGCCGGTGCAAAATCCTCCGGGATCTGGATCACTGTGTCGGCCTCGACCACGCCCGAGAACGCGATCGCTGCCAAACCGGGATTGGCCTGGAGAATGGCATCAACCGCGCCCTGCTGCTCGGTCTGCAGTGTCTTGCGAGCGATGCGATCGAGGCGCTCGCCGCCATAGGAAACGGTGTAGGCGGTCACAGCAGGCCTCCGATGCCGGTGATCAGGTTTCGGGCGAAACCGCCCACGGACGCGGGCAGCATGATCAGACCGATCGTCACCTCGACCTCGCGGCCGACGCCATCGAACGGATGCAGGCGCTCCTCATCACTATCCAGACTTTCGATGACGCAAAGACCGCTCGCTTCGCCAAGGTAGTTTCCCCGCAGCCGGATGAAGGGGACCGCTGCTTGTGAGCGATGGTGAGCCTTGAGGATCGCATAAGCATCCAGACCGCCGAACACATGCGGCAGGGTCTTCGCCTCGATCGTCACCGTCTCGGCCCCGGCGCCGGTCTTTTGGTAGGTCATGCCGGCGGCGATCGGGTGAGCGGGGAAACGCGCCTCGCTCGAATAGGAGAGCCGCTGCGGGTTCAGCCCGATCGTGTAGAGAATGGCGCCACCGATCGACAGCAAGGCTCCGTTGGATTGAAAAACACTCATGTCGGCCGGCTCCCCAGGTCATCATAAGCGCCGGCCATTGCGAGGCGGATCGCGCGGCCCTGTTCACGCCTGGCCCGTAGCCCTGCCATCTTGGAGTTCGGCGAGCTGATGTATTGGGTCACCTTGCTGTTGGTGACTGGCGCGATCGATGATTGTTTGCCAGGCCCGGCTGCTGGAGCGGCGGATGGCGGGACAAACGTCGGCGCGATCGTGGGCGTAGCCGTAAATGTCAGTGCATCCTGTATCTGCCCGGACTTTTCCCGAGCAATCTCGACCGCCCGGTCACCAGCGGCATTCAGCGTCTGATTGTAACCGTTCATCGCCTTCTCGGCGGCGCCGGACATATCCTTATCGAGTTGCTGATCAGGACGAGGAAGCGGAATGGGTATCGTACCCGTCGTCTTGCCGAGATCTGCTCCCTTCCCGTTGGATTGGACCTTTGTCGCGCTCTCCAGCTCAATCTTTAGCTGCTCGATTTGTTCAACAAGTGTTTGGCGGGCCGAATACAGAAGATCGACGTCGCCTTTTGCAGCGGGAATACTCTGGAGCCGTTTTTCACGATCGGCAATTTCAGCCTGCAACGCCTCGACATCCACATTTCCTAGCCGCTTGGTTTCATCATAACCGCGCTCTTGCATGGCATAGTCGCTGTTGATCAGCCGAACGACCCACTCTTTGATCGGATCAACCAAGGAGCCGTAGAAGCTGCCCGCTTGATCGCCCGTCGCCTGTAGTGCCGCGCCGCGCCGATCTGCCTGCTCTTGGGGGCGGGCGCGGAGAAAATCATAGTCGGCATCCACGGTGCCAGCGCTCTCATTCAGGATCTGCCTGAGAAAGTCTTCGTATTTGGCGCGGTTGGAGAGCAGCGGCTTTAGTGCCAATCCGGCCTGCTGATCACCGAATAGTTCACCGATTTTGAAGGTGTCGCCGCCGGTGAGACGCATGACTTCATCCATCACTGCGGTGAGGTAGGCAGTCCCCTGACTGTCCGCCTTCTTCCGGAGATCCGGAAGGCTAACACCCTTTTTCTCAAAATTGTCGACTGTGTCTTTCGATGTGAGCTTGGCGATCAGGTTCTGCAGATTGGTCGCTGCCTCATCCTGGCTGCCTGCACCCATCCGAGTAATTTGCGCGAGCGCCACCAACTCTGCCCAGCCGCCTAGACCACTTCTACCGGTTCCGGCCAGCATGGTGCCAAGGGCGGGAAAGTTCTTAGCCATCGCATCGACTTCGAAGCTCCCGAGCTTCGAACCTTTCGCCATCATGTCGAGCGCGGCTGCGACCTCGTCATTCTTCACACCCAAGTTCTGCTGCGCAGCAATAATGGCTTGGGACATCGTCTCGCCCGTGCTGTCTTCGGCCTTTGCTGCCTTCAATGTGGGGTCAAGAATGGCCTCTTGTTGGTCGAGCCCAAAACCGGCGGCGGCATAAGATTTGCGGGCCGTGTTAACGGCCATCTGGTCAAGGCCGTACCGAACAGAAAGCCGCTTGTTTGATTGAGAAATCTTGTCGATGGCTTCTGGCGTCCGCATTTCGGCGGTAACGGCAACGGATGCTACGTCACGGTCAAGCTTCTTGAATTGGGCGCTGAGTGCCTCGACGCCACGGATGACATTATCCACTGAGGCAAAAGCGGCGAGGCCTGCCATGGCGCCCACCGCACTCTTTCCGAGCGAAAGCATCGTGCCATCAAGCAGGCTTGCCGGCCGCGCGATCTGAGTGAATTTCCCGCCTTCGAGATTTCTGAGTTTCTTGTCGAGCCCATCTAATTCTCGTTGGGAAACCTTGCCCGCTGTTCCGAGCGCTTTGATCTCTCGCTCAGCCTGATCGGTTCGAGCAGTGTTCAGCCGGCGAGCCTGTCGATCGAGTTGAGTGATCGCCTTTTCGCTTCGGTCAGCCTCGCGACGAACCCCAGCCAGTTCTTTGCCTAGGCCATCCGCTTTGACCCTGCCCAACTGGTCCCCAGCGCGCTTCAACTCCTTGAGGTCGCGCTCTGCCTCTTTGGCGTTCCGCCTTTCGTAGAGAAGCCGCAGTCTCATGGCGACGTTCATGTCGTTCATTGCTCAGGTGCTTTCATGCCGAAGATGAGACCAAAGGTTTCGAGGTGGATAGCGTGTGCTTCCTCATGCCATCGGAGCAGGTCGTCCCAATAGAATGATAGGACGATGGGGAGTGGCGTGTGCAAGTACGAAGCGACCTTGGCGACGTAGGTACGCCACAGCCGCAGATCTCCCACTATTCGTCCTCCCCGCGTAGCGACGGGGGCAAAAAACCGTAAGCCACGTTGGTGACCGCAGTCCCATCCTCGGAGATCATGCCGCGCAGGACGGGTGCCGGCAGCGCAGTCATCTGAGCGTAGATGTCAAAGGTGGATACCTCCCCACCGCCCACTCGGCCAACCAAACTGCTGACCTGACCGATCGTCAGCCGGCGCACGGTGATGCTGTCGACCACGGCGCCTCGAAACCGAAACGGAAACTTGAGTGGAACGACGACGAACGGATCGCTAACAAATTCCAAAACTTCCTCGTCCCGTGGCTTTTGCTCAAGCGAGAGACTTGCCTCAGGTGCTGGAGGCTTTGCCGGCGCATTGTTCAGCGCGGCCCACATCTCAGGCGGAGGCAACGGTATCTCCTCGACCTTCACGTGGTTCGGATCGTCCTTCGACATCGGGGTCTTAACCTGGGCAGTAATCATGCTTCTAAGCCTCCTCAAAGAAATGGCCGGCCGCCCTCGTGACGACCGGCCTTCGCCGCGCTCCCGGATGCGGATCAGGCCGCGATGATGCGATTGTGGTCGGCCGTGTAGTTCACGCCGTCGATGATTAGTTCGTTGTTCTGGACGTCGAACTTGTGGACCGTACGGCCGTTGAACAGATCGTGGTAGAGAACGATGGAAGAGAAGCGGAGCCGCGTGGCACCGGAACTCTTCATGCCCTTCACGCCGCCCTGTTCGAAGCCGTTGAGCAGGCCCTTGATGAAGACGATCCGGCCGGTGAGCTGTGGCGCACCCTGGGCCGGTACTTCCCCGTTGGTGCTGGCCGGGAAGACATTGAGCAGGCTCTCGTAGTAGCGCAGCTCTGTCCAGTCGCCGGGCTCGCGACCAAACCGGGTTTTCAGATCCTCGTGCACCCCGTTAACGGTCATCTCCGCCGTGAGCGGCTGGATCTCGGCCGGTAGTTCAAGGCCGAAGTAGCCGCCGCCCATGACCATCGAAATCATCTCGCGGGAGAGTGCCGGCAGCGTGGTTTCGTCAACGCGCTGGCGCTGGTTGGTCTGCTGGCAGTACCAGTTTGCGCCTCGAATGATGCGGTCCATGTTGTTCTCCTTAGGCCGTTACACGGACGCCGTTGAGGCCGAGCTGGGAAAGCGAGGCGGCGATCGCCGCAGCGAGGACGTCGAAGGCTTCCGGCATCGGCTCATCGTAGATCTGCAGATCGACTAGATCCGGAGTTTCGGCGAAACGGGCTTTAACCCGCAGGGCGCCGGCTTCGAGGATCGAGGCGGGGTTCATCGACTTCGACCAGACCAGCTCGTAGTCAATGAGAGCCTTCAGCGTCTTCAGGTCCGAAAGGAACTGGTCGCATGCGCGGTAGATCAGCGAGACGACGTCAGGATGGATATCCTCGGAAAGATATTGGCGCAGCGGGCGGAGCATTGCCTTCTCGATCGCGCGGCGGGTGCGGATCTTCTTGATCGAGCGCCAGCTGGCAACGGTCGGGTCGGTCGCCGTGGTGAACGGCGCCCAGAGTAGCTTGCCCTCGATGACGGTACCGACGCCCGCCTGGTTGAGGAAGTTTGCGTCGGAGGTAATCTCGCCATCGGTATAACCGACCGGCACGGACGGTCCGAGGATGCCCTGCAGGGGACGGTTCCAGAACGCCTTGTAGGGATTGCCGACTTCCTTGTCGCGACGGACCATTGCAGCGGCAAAATGCGCTGAGATCGGCCGGGTTACGTTGCCGGAACCAAGATTGACGACGGCCTGGGGATAACACGCAACGACGTTGAGAGCCGTCGCGAAGTCGGCCGCCCAGGCGGTCGCAGCCGTGCGATTGGTCACGGGCGTGTCGGCAAAGACGATGCAATCGATCAGCTTGCCGGCGACGACGGAAGCGGCGGTCGCTACCGCGTTGGCCACATTGCCTGTTCGGTCGGCCATGTAGCCGGGCGAGATGATGCTGCCTGGCTCCAACCCGATATGAGCCTTCGACTCGAGGAGAGCATAGACGCCCGTCTTGGCAGCGGCTGAACCGGCGATGGAATTGATCTCGGCGGCGAGCTTCAGCGCCGGATCGGTCAGAACGGAATGCTGCGTCCGGACGAAGGCAATGTCGGCAACGATACCTTCCGATTTGATCTGAGAGACCGTGTCGAGGGCAAGGCCAGCGCCGAGCTTCGTCAGTTGGTCGGTATCCTCGGTCGAGAGCCGGACCGGCTCATCGATCGGAAAGGCGGTATTGTCGGCGGCCGGCGCCGGAAGTGCCAGGCCGATGACGGTGCTGTCGCGCGTATCGATTTTGGCGACGGTCGATCGCAGATCCGAGAAGACGCGAACGCCGACGAAATCAGTAGTGCCAGCCATGAAAGAGCTATCCCCTGGGCAAGTGCAAATTTCGGGGTCAAGCTACATGCGCGCGCAAAAAAGCCGGGGCTGACAGCTGTCAGCCCCGGCTTTTTCATGTGTCATCAAGGTATCAGCTGGCGGTGGGCCAGTAAACCGGGTTGGTTGCGAAGTCGGCCGGGATCGGATCCATGTCCTTCAGCGCCCGAGCAGCGAAGATATGCAGCTGCTTGTGCGCCATCGCCGCCTTGCCGAAGGCGAACATGGTCTGGGCGTCCATGGGATGCGAGATGTTGTCGGCGGCAATCCAAGCGAACTCTGTGTCCGGATCGCCATGCCAATGAAAATCACCCGGCTGCGCGCCCGCCATTAAAGCCGCGAGCGCCGCAGTGGACGCACCCATGATGTTTTCGCGGTCTTCCGGTCGGGATTGGTAAAACACCCCATTGAAGGTGAAGCCTGACGCGATCCGCCGATCGCGCTCGGCGTCGACTTCCGTAGACGATACGGGAGCAGCCACTACAGGCCCCCATTCGTCCGTCTGGCGGTTATATAATTGCCGGACATCGTCGGGAGCAGACGCTACTTCATCCATGTAGCCCTCCGGCAGCTCCTCGTCCGGACCGTCGTAACTACCGATGAAGCGACCCGCTTCGTCGATGAAAAACCGCTGCGTCATGAGAATGCCCTCACTACAATGCGCCAGTTTGCAGGAATGACCCCGTTGATGGTGGTGCCGTCGTTGGCTGCCTTGTTCGGCATAGTCAGACCGTGGATCGGGATACGGACAACAATGTTAGTGGTGGTCTTATCGATGCTGACGCCGTAAGCACCCGGCGTGATGCCGGAAACGCCAAGCATCGAGATGCCAATTTGCGTAATCTCGCCGGGAACGTAGCCACCTTGCGCCGTGATACAGACAAGGTCTGCCACGACCATGCTTGGAACGACACCGAGACCATGGGCAAGCGTGATGGTGGACCCTTGGGTGATTACCTGCTGAGCACTAACGTATCGCTTCGGAATGGTGATTAGAGCGTTGTACAGACTATTGCCGAACGCGGTCAGCATGCCGCCGGTGAACTCGATGTTGCCGTCGGTATAGACGATTGAACCGGTCGGGCCGACGCGAAGGGCTCCCCCAGTCGCCAGCTCGTAGGCGCCACCATAGACGAAACGGGTGCCGTCAAAGCCAGCATACGCGTTGGCCTTGTTCCAAGTCAGGAAGCCATCGCCGTTGGCGTTGCCTCGGCTAAGCAGAATATCGCCATTTGCGGCGAGCTTGGAATAGAAGGCAGCTACGCCCCAGTTGAGCACGCCCGTCAGAGTTCCGCCGGAAAGCGCGAGCTTCTGGGCGATCAGGTTGGTGATCGTCGTCGAAAAATTCGCGTCATTCCCAAGGGCGGTGGCTATCTCCTTGAGCGTGTCGAGCGTGGCCGGCGCGGCATTGACGACAGCCGCGACAGCCGCGTTGATGGCAGCCGTCAGGCCAACGATGTCAGTCGTCGGATGCTGATGAATACCGAGTGCTGCGATCGCCGAGGACGGCACCCATTGCCCGCTCGCGTTCTTGACCAGGACATAGTTGACGGCGGCGCCAGAGGCACCGGTGACGTCGGTCAGATCATCAAGCGAAAACGTTTGGCTTGCCGGCATCTTGCCGGCGAGAGCATCGACTAGTCCGTTAATCGTCGACATCGCTTGAGAATGGTTAGCATTCGCCTTGTCGGCGACAACACTGGCGAGAGCCCAGATAACGGCATCGACGATCGCCAACGCCTGCTGCAGGCGATAGAACTCATCATCAACCTCTGTAGTGGGATCGGGAAGCGGGATTTGGTAGTGTTCGGTAGCTGCCATGTTGATCCTCAGAAGATGCCGGCGCCAAGATCGCCGATGATGAGCCGCGCCGCCGGTCCACCGGTTCCGGTGATGCGCAATCGAACGGACGTGCCGGTCTGAGCGGTCACCTCATGCTTTCGCTCCGTCCAAAGCGCGAAAGCCAAAGCGTCCGCGCTGACGAACGGCAGGCTTGTCCAGGCGCCACCATCCTTCGAGTAGTGCATGGCGACCGTGGCACCGCCCGGCAGGAACGCCTTCAGGTAGGCGGCCAGCCGGACAGCTGTCCCCAACGCGAAGGCACGGGTGATGTAAGTCAGTGACGTACCGATCTTGCCGGCGACCAGTTGCACGGGCGCAAACAGGATGGGCGAGAGCTTTTCCGTGCCGGTCAGGATGGCCCGCAGCTGCACCGTCTCGGTGATGAACTCCGTGAGTTGCAGCACCTGAAACGGCAGCAGGCGATAGATCGTCCCGTTGGGGCGCTCGATCTCGAAGACAACCGAACATCCCGGGCCGGGAAGCTCGACCGCTGCGCGGACCTGAAGGTCGGATGCCTGCACGAGATTGAAGCTACCCAGCGGGACGGTCTTGGTGGTCGCCAAGTATTTCGCGGCAACGATGCGGAACGCCAGCGCCTCATCCTGATGCGCCGTCCAGGTCTGGGCATTGACCGACGAGAAGCGCGGCCCCGTAACGTAAGGGTGCGAGGTCACAAACTTCTGCAAACTCTCGTCAAAGCCGCCGAGCTTGGCGAACGAGACCGAATGATCGGCATCATCCGTCTTGATGACGAGGGCATGCGCCCGATCGGCCGGGGTAGTGACCGGCAGATTGTAGCGCGCCGATTTCCAGCCAACGACGGCACCTGCCATCGGCACGACCACCTCGGCGGCGATATTCGTCGTCGGGTAGCCGTTGTTGATCGACACCTGGTCGACGAGGAGATGGTTCGCCTGGTTGCCGACATGACAAATGTGGAAATCGACGCCGACTAGTTGGCGCATCTCCGGTACCGCGAACATCTGGGCTTGCGGATCGGTAGAGCCACCGACGCCGTCAGACGAGCTGTTGTTGTTTTCCCAGCCCGGATTTCCTCGGTCCTGTACCCACTGGACCAGCTGAGGCGCCGTCCAGTTCTGGACCGTGGTCACCCGCCGCATGGTGTCGATCTCGATCGTACCTTGGCCGGTGAACATGGCGTTGGCTTCGGTCCCACCAACTCCTTTGGCCGCGACGATCTTGGTGCCGGCGGTAACGTTCAACGGGATGTTGAATGTGCCGGTGATCTGTCCGGAACCATTGGCCGTCTGTGTCCCCGCCGGCTTGACGTTGATGCCGTCAAAGGTCAGCGTCTGGAGGATTTCGCCTGGGCCGAAGCCGCTGATGGTGAACGCCACCGGGATCTGGCGAAGGAATTCCAGCTGCTCGACGCGATGGTCGACGAGCTGGGTTTCCGTGTCTGTCGTCTGCAGCGGGCCGCCATCGAAACGAGTGCCCCGGTTGAACTCGATGGTTTGCGCGGACAGCCAATCCGTCCGATCCTCGGTCCAGAAATCCACTGCCGGCGTCAGT